CTGCAACATTCGCAGGATTTCCTATCTATAACCAGGACGATATTGACGAAATACCGGCTGTCGGCTCTACTGGCAATGTTGCGATATTTGGAGATATTAAGTCGGGGTATCGCATCATAGACAGGCTTGGGATAACAGTTCAAAGATTGAATGAATTGTATGCTGAAAGTGGCTTGGTTGGAATAAAAGTTCATTATCGCGTGGGCGGAAGCGTTATAAGACCCGACGCGATGAGAGTTTTGCAAGTTCCCGCAACATGATTTTGAGGGCGGATTTCCGCCCTCGTTGAGGTGATAATATGCGCATAGTTTCTTATACACCAGATAGTTCTTTGCCCCTAACAATTGATGAAGTGAAAAACTTTCTTAGAATAACACATACAGATGATGATGCAATGTTGCAAGAAGCTATTAAACGTATAACAGAGTTAGTCGAAGACATTTCAGGATACACGCTTAGGCCGACAACAATAAAAATATGCGAATCTAACATACTATCGCGTTACATTGCCATGCCGTTTATACCCGTGGATACAGTTGCAGAAGTTATTGCCGACGATGAGGATATAACGCAACTTGTAGAAATTGAAGCAGATGAAATTGTTGTGCTGCCACTTTATGGATATAACAAAGTTTATATAACCTATCAAACTAAGGCTGCGGACAAGGAGATTTTGAAACAAGCAGTTATGCAAGGTGTAGCGCTTGAATATGAGCACAGGGACGGTACTTCTGTGACCCAAAGAATGTTAGATATACTTAAGAATGTTAGGAAGGTGCGCATATGAATGCCGGAGAATTAAGACAAAAACTTACAATTCAGACGTTAACTCGCACACCAGATGGATATGGAGGATATACAAAAGCATGGAATGACTTTGCCACAACTTGGGCGAAAATACAGCCCTTACGTGGCGATGAAAGGTACAAAGCACAGCAAGTTATGAATACAGTTTCTCATAAAATAACGCTAAGATACTTAGATGGAATTAAGCCACAAATGCGTGCAATATCTGGATCGCGAATATTTAACATTCTTGCAGTCATAAACGTTGAAGAAAAAAACGAGCTAATAGAACTGCTATGTGAAGAGGTGATCTCGTGAACATAAAGGTTAAGATAAAAGGCACAGATGAAGTTATAAAAAACTTAGACAGTTTTAACAATCATATAGAAAAAGAAGTCGAAAAAGAGATAATTAACACAGCAACAAAAGTCCAAGCCGGGGCAAAACAACGATGTCCCGTAGATACAGGATCGCTGAGAAATTCAATTTCTATAAAAAAGTTAGATGATATGGAGGTTGAAGTTGGAGCATATATGCCGTATGCAGCTTATGTGGAATTCGGAACGTATAAAATGAAAGCGCGACCATATTTATTCCCAGCATTCGAAGAAGAAAGGCCTAAGTTTCTTAGGCGCCTTGAAAAAATAATGGGAAGCGATATGAAATGAAATCACCACTTTTGGAATTACAGCAAAAGGTTTTTCAATGGCTAACAACCAGCCTAACATGCGATGTTTACGATGCGGTACCGGATGGAGCACCTATGCCTTACGTCGTCATTGGCGAAGATACTGCAGTAGATTATGCAACAAAGTTAAACAAAGGATCTGAAATAACACTAACAATACACATATGGAGTGATTACGACGGCTACGCTGAGGTTATGAATATAATTGAAACAATCGTAGATACATTTAATGATTCTTCAATGCAACTAACAAACATAGAGGTATTTGGAACAGTTGATATGGTTGAAGTAATGCGGGATCCGGACGGTTACAGGCACGGAATTGTGAGGATTAGATTTCAAGTTCTGGAGGTGAGTTAAAATGGCAATTTTTAAGGGTGTAGATGTTTTGTTGTATTTGCCGGGAACACCAGACACTCCTATCGCCGGGCAACGAAATGCAACACTCAGTCTTAGCAGCGATACCATAGATACAACCGCTAAAGACACAGGAGATTGGCGAACATTCTTAGCCGGACTTAAGTCTTGGACACTCAGCTGCGATGGTATATATACAACATCAGACAGCGGAATTTTAGCGCTTGAAAATGCATTTATGAATGGAACGGTGATCAATGTTAAGCTTGCAAAAGATACGGAATGGAGCGCAACAGGGCAAGCAATCATAACATCCTTAGATTACGATGCATCGCTTGAAGACGCAATGACAATCTCGATTGAAATGCAAGGTACGGGCGCTATAACTATCGCCTAACTTTGTTAGGAGGTGAATGAAATGGCAATTAAAGGCGTAGATGTTGTTGTAAAAGTAAATGTGTCCGGAGTTCCTACAATCATAGCCGGACAGCGAAATGCAACACTTAGCCTTAGCGGGGACAATATAGATACGACCGCAAAAGATACCGGCGACTGGCGAACATTCTTAGCCGGACTTAAGTCTTGGACGCTTAGTTGCGATGGACTTTATGTAGATGGAGATTCAGCTTTAGCAGAGTTGCAAACACGTTTTGAAGCTGGAACAGCAGTAACAATCACAATGGAAAAACCCGGGGTATGGACTGCAACCGGAGATGCTATCATAACATCCTTAGATTACGACGCAGCGCTTGAAGATGCGATGACGGTATCCGCGGAATTTCAAGGCACAGGCGCTGTAACTATTTCATAAACTTAGCTATATCTAACAATATTAAGGAGGGATAAGATGAGTAAGCCTTTTGTTGTTGTTGAGTTAGACAAACCAAGAAAACTTAGATACGGGATAAACCAATTAATAATGTTAGAGGAAATGCTAAATATTCCTATAACAGAGTTAGCCAATAAACAGCCTGGGCTTAAGGAAATAAGAACGCTTCTGTGGTGCGGGCTTATATGGGAAGATCCTGACTTAACCGTTGAACAAGTCGGAGAACTTATGGATGATGCGGATCTTGTAGAACTTAGCGCAAAAGTGAATGAGGCAATAATGCAGTCATTCGGAACACCAAAAAACTCGACAAAGGCGACCGCGAGGAAGAAGTAGAGCCGTGGAGCTATGACGAAGCCTTGCGCGTCGCCCTAACTTACTTAAATATAACACCATTAGAAATGCTTAAGCTAACACCAGCTGAGCTAAATGAAATGATAGAAGCTTACAAAGTTAGACGTAAATTGATAGATAACGATATAACTACCAATGCCTGGCTAACTGCTGTGTTTTATAGGCAAAAAAGATTGCCACGCCTTGAAAGATTCTTACATAAGACTGAGAAACGTAAATCTAAAAAATCCATAGAACAAGCACGAAAAGAGTATTACGAGCTCGTTCAGCGCTTCAACCAGAAAGGCGGTGACACACATGGCTGAAGCGGGAAATATAAAGATTGTTTTTTCTGCAGAAACTACGCAATTAAAACAAGCTTTTTCTACAATTAAAAAAGAAATATCTAACATAGAAAAACAGTTTAAGACATTTGAAGATGTTGGCAAGACTCTAACAAAGTCAGTTACATTGCCGCTGCTTGCCTTTGGCGGCGCTGCTTTTGCTGCAGCCGCCAAACTTAGTTATACAGCTGATAGAATCTTAGATCTTAATCAAATAACTGGATTATCTACAAAAGCAATTCAAGAATGGCAACATGTAGCACGAATTGCAGGAGTAGAGCTAGAAACTGTTACGAATGCAATTAAAGGACTTGTTAGGCGACTGCCACAGCTTGAAGATGAAGGCGGGCAAGCAGCTGAACAACTTTCTAAGCTTGGACTAACATTCAAAGATATAAAAACAATAGCACCAGACAAGCTTGTAGATATAATAATAGATCGTCTTGCGGCTATGGAGAATATTTTAGAAAGAAACGCTGTAGGGTCTGCGCTGTTCGGTCGTGCGTGGGAAGATATTGCACCAGTTTTGGGTCTTGGCGCGGACGCAATAAAAGAAGCACGACAAGAAGCGCATGACCTCGGGCTTGTGTTAAGTGATGAAGCTTTACAGGGAGCTAACAATTTTAGACTAGAATTAGAAAAGCTAAAAGCACAATTGAATATAACATTCCTGCAATTTGGACAAGCAGCTATGCCAGTATTGCAATCGCTAATGAATGCTATTAGAGACATTTTACCAGTCATACAAAATTTGATAAACGCATTTGCAAGTTTACCACAATGGCTGCAAAATTCAGTTGCGATAATGCTGGTTTTTGCTGCTTTAATTGGGCCACTTATATTAGGATTGGGAGCGCTACTAAAATCTATTGTTGCGATTAAGTCGACTATAGTGGTCATTATCTCTACAAGCAAAACAATGTTAGACGTGCTTAATAAACTTATCGTAGCAGTTCAAGGACTGTCGTACGGCGCCAAAGTGTTGTCTGGCATCATAGGCTTTTTGATTGTTGATTTTATTTCAGGAGCAATACAAGCGGAAAAATTCAAACAAAAGGTGAACGAATTAAAAGATGCAATGAACGCGGCAGCAAGTGATGCTGAACGATATGCAGCAGCAATGCAATTGTGGAAGACAACAAAGAGTGTTGAGGCACTAAATAAAGCACTAAAAATATTAGACAAGTATAACATTTCATCTACTCAAGTAATCGAAAAAGCGGAAGAGTTAGGTGTTAGCTATGAAGAAGCAGCAATATTGCTAATACGCCAAGCAGAAGCTACGAACGAAGCAGCACAAGCAACAAATAAATTAGTTAGTGAATTATCATCTCTTCAAAAAGTACAATCCAAAAACTTACAGAGTTTTGATGAAGTCCACGAAATATCAAAGGAACAAGAAAAAACAAGCCCATTCTCTAATCTTGTTAGAGATATAAAAGATCTTTCAAGTGTGTCAGAGAGTGTTAACCTTGAGCCATTGAAGCAATCCGTGGAAGACATGGTAAAACCGTCTTTGGAATTGCACACCAATTTCTCAACATTGTCACAAGATTTTGCTACTTTAAATCCTGTAATAGAAACAAGCCTTGGAAACTTTCAACTTGTGGAGGGGCAATTGCAACTAACAGGTTTTGCCGCTATGGATACAGGCATAAAATTCGAAGGCTTAAAGGTAAATTTCGAAACCACCGAAGAATCGGCATCTGGATTTGGCGGCACATTAGAAAAGGGCGTGCAACCAGCAATAACTAATGTTTCAGCTAACATTGATAGCCTTTTGCTTCCTACCATGGAAGCGGTTTCAACCGCGTTCGATACATCGCAAATCCCCGTAATAGGGTTTAGTTCCACATTAGAAAGTGAGTTACAAGGCGCCATAATGGAAAGCGCCGGAAATATTGAAGGTGAATTAGTTCCGGCGATTGAAAACATCGGCACAACATTTGAAATTGCGTCTACAATAGTGGAGGGTGAGTCTTGGAATATTGCACAAGAAAACATAGATTTGACTACAGGAATTGTGAATGCTTGGGAAAATACAAGCGACATATTAGTCGGTAACTCGATAATTCCCGACATGATAAGTACAATTGAAACATTGTTTAGTGGCATGCAACAAAATTTGTCTGGTGCTTCTGAAACAATATCCGGTGCTGTCGTCGGTGCCTTCCAAACGATCAGCGATACTATCCAGAACGAGGCAAAGCCGGATATAGAAAAAGCAACCAGCGACATGCAAGGCTTTTTCTCGAATTTAGGCTTGTCTGCGAAGGATATCCAAAAAACGGTGTCTAATGCTTTCAAGAGAATGAGCGATGATATCGCGGGTCATTTGTGGGGATTGCTTTCGGGTACAGAAACAATCGGAGAAGCGATGGAAGGAATTTGGGGCGCAGTAGGAAACATGTTCAGATACGTTTTTTTGCAACTTATGGGGCAAGTTATTCAGACTAGTCTAACAGGTTTAGCTAATTGGGTTGCTGGTATGATTGGGCAAGCTGCCGCTGCTGTTGGTGCATTTTTGGCACAAGCATATGCAGGGCTTGTAGCATTCTTTGCGTTTTTAGGCCCCGGCGCACCTATCGCTGCTGCCGCAACCATGGCAGGAATAGGTGCTGCAATTGTTGCATTTGGAGCGTGGGCAGTTGGGGCGGTAAAAGGGGCCTTGGGACTTGCAGAAGGTGGAATCGTAACTGGTCCAACTCTAACAATGTTAGGTGAAGGTGGAAAGAAAGAAGCCGTTATTCCGCTCGAACGTGATAACGTAATAGCGGCAAGTGTGGGAGAGGCAGTTTATTCGGCGATACTTACTGCCGTGAAGGTACAAGCTGCCACGACTTCAACAACTGGAATAGAATCCGAGCAAAAAATAGTGTTAGAAATAGACGGAAATACTTTTGCACGTTTAATTCTGCCTAAGTTGCAAGCTGAGGCAGATAGACAAGGACTGCAATTATTAGTGCAGGAGGGGATGTAAGATGGCACTAATAAAGTTTTATAAAGGTGTAGATGAATACACACCGCCCGCTCCTGTGGACGTGGCTCTTAATTATTATGATCTAACAAAGTCAGAGAGAACAGCGGACGGAACAATGCAGATGGAATATATTGCAACAAAAAGGCGATTAGATGTTTCGTGGAAATATATGAAAGACTCAGATTTTCAGAATATGCTAAGTTTCTTATCTTTGCATAAACCATTTTTCTATGTAGCTTACAATGTTTCAGGAGTCGAAGAAAGTTATCTTTGTTATTGTGGAAATATAAATACAAAGTTAGGTTATATCTTAAATGGGCAACGCTATTGGGAAGAAATCACAATAGCGTTTATCGAGGTGTAGCATATGCTAAATGTGACGCAAGAATTCAAGGATGCACTCTGGTCTTCTTCGCGAAAATTGTATGCTAAAGCCGATATAGTTTATACGGATGTTTTTGTTACAAGAAATGTAACAATTACACAAGCATCTAATGCATATACAAGTTATCCTCAACAAGTTAACAATGGAAAAGAGAAAATTTCATATAAGATTCTTAGTCTCGATGGAAGCTGTACCCTTGATGGAAGCTATAAATTAGCACCAACAGTTGATGAGCTAAATTCGATAGAAATGGGCTATTGGTCTTCCAATATCGCAGATATATATGGCAACGTTTCAGATACCTTGGAAATTAACTTCGAAACATCGTCTGTGGGCGGTGTAATAATTGCTGGCGATGATAAACGCGGTGAATATCCTGTTGATTTCAGCATAACATTGTTAGATGAAAATTCCCAAGTACTAGATTCGTTCAGTATAACTAATAACGATGATATAATATTTTATTATTCACTTCCTGTAACAGTTGCTGGTGTTGCAAAGGCCCAGCTTCAGATTACCAAATGGAGCACGCCAAACACGAATCCGAAAATAGCTGAGTTCTTTACACGCCTACAAGAAACTTATTACAACGATGATATTGTTAGCATAAACATGTTAGAAGAGGTTAAGTCCGAAGATTCACGTTTAATGATTAGTGGTGTCTCAACTAATCAAGTTCAATTATCCTTGTACAATAGAGATAACAAATTTTCAGCAGGAAACACGTCTTCACCACTCTACGGTGCACTGACACCGCATAGAAAAATTAATGTTTATATCAGTTATAAGGATTTTGAAAGCAATCCGCCACAAGACGGCGAATTCGTTAATCTTGGCGAATTTTGGACAACAGAATGGAATGTACCAGAAGATAAATTATATGTCACTGTTACTGCGCAGGATAAGCTAACTTTATTAGATCAATCTTTGTATAGAACAAGCGTCTTAAAACGAAATGTTAGCTTATATGAGCTTGCTGAGGATGTTCTAATTGATGCCGGCTTAAAAAGTGACGAGTATTGGATAGATTCTGCCTTACAAAGTTATACAATTCCTTATGGCTATTTCAAAGTTATGTCTCACAGACAAGCTCTTCAGCGCATCGCACAAGCTTGTTTGGGATTTGTTTATTGCGGAAGAGATGGGAAAATATATATAAAAACAATCGATACGATGTTCCAAGGGAACAGTGTTGCAACGCTAACAAAGTCAGATTATTTTAAGAAAATTAATCCAGTATTACATAATGAGATAATTAATTATGTGGAAGTTACAATGTATCCACTCGTAGAAGAAACACAAATCGAGACGCTTTATGACTCTTCTGTTCCAATACCGATTGAAGCAGATGAAACTAAGATTGTTACAATAGAATACAATAATATACCCTCAAGCGTTAACATAACTGCTAAACAAGCGCCGGTTGGTTTTACTATAACTAACATTGATTATTATTCTTGGGGAGCAGATGTAACCGTATATTCGCCTAACGCCGGTGATTTCATACTCAAAGCAGATGGAAATCCAATTAAGGGCATGGGCAAAGAAATCGCGATTGTAAAAGATGATAATAGTATTGCACAAAACGGCGTGCTTAAACATTTAATAAAAAATTGTCATTTAATTCAGCAACGCGATCACGCCGAAGAGTTAGCTAACAAAGCTTTACAGATTTCTTCCATTTCTCGCAGAACATTTACAGTAAATTGGAAAGGCGATCCGTCTTTGGAGCTTGGCGATAAGGTCTCTATTCAGGACGATTTTGAAACTGCTGATTTTTACATTGTTAGACAAGAATTTCAATTTAATGGTGTTTTAAGATCATCTATAAAGGGGAGGCGAGCAGAATGACATGGCAAACACCTAAAACAGATTGGCAAAAAGCGGATGCTCCAACAAAGAACGATATGAACCGTATTGAAAGCAACACAGAAGAATTAAACAATGTTTCAGTTAAAAAAGATAGTTCAGATACCATAACAGCACAGCACACTTTTGATACACCAGATGCACCTTTTGTACTTGGAAATAATGCTAAAACAAAGTTTGTTGATGGATTGCATACAGATATGTTAGATGGAAAACATATAGACGAAGTAATGGCATCACTGACCACAAATAAAAAACCACTTGCATTGAATTATGATCCGTCTATAAAATATATAACATTGTTTGGCAGTTTATCTGGTACAGCTAAATGGGTTGGTGGTGTCTTAGCTCCAAATGGAAAGATTTATGGGATTCCGCGGGATGCAACCCAAGTCTTAGAAATCGATCCTAAAACTCAAAATATAACATTGTTTGGTAGTCTTTCAGGTGATACATACAAATGGTACGGTGGTGTCTTAGCTCCAAATGGAAAGATTTATGGAATTCCATATTCTTCAACCCAAGTCTTAGAAATCGATCCAGAAACTCAAAATATAACATTGTTTGGTAATTTACCCGGCACATACAAATGGTACGGTGGTGTCTTAGCTCCAAATGGTAAGATTTATGGCATTCCGTGTAGTTCAACCCAAGTCTTAGAAATCGATCCTGAAACTCAAAATATAACATTGTTTGGCAGTTTATCTTCAAATGCAAGCAATTGGTACGGCAAATGGTACGGTGGTGTCTTGGCTCCAAATGGAAAGATTTATGGGATTCCGTGTAATTCAACCCAAGTCTTAGAAATCGATCCAGAAACTCAAAATATAACATTATTTGGTAGTCTTTCAGGTGATACAAGCAAATGGTACGGTGGTGTCTTGGCTCCAAATGGAAAGATTTATGGCATTCCGTGTAATTCAACTCAAGTCTTAGAAATCGATCCAGAAACTCAAAATATAACATTGTTTGGCAGTTTATCTGGTACAGCTAAATGGGTTGGCGGTGTCTTAGCTCCAAATGGAAAGATTTATGGAATTCCGTTTGATTCAACTCAAGTCTTAGAAATCGATCCAGAAACTCAAAATATAACATTGTTTGGTAA